CGAAACAAGTTGAGGTAAGCGATGACAACTGATTTAACCGGCAATAAAATTAAAGACACGTACAAGCAAATTTTGCACGTTGATAGCGGCGTAAATTCTTCAGATAAAACGGTTTACGATGGCGATGGTACAGCAACTGCGTTGAAGGTATCGACGACTGACGTTCAAGTAAATAACTCTCCCGTATTGACTGATGCTGACATTGGCTCAACTGTTCAGGCTTATGACGCTGATTTAACCGCTTGGTCTGGCAAGACAGCACCAACTGGTACTGTGGTTGGCACAAGTGATACTCAGACACTAACTAATAAGACGATTAGTGCAGATAATAATACGCTTTCAGGCGTCGCACCGTCATCATTTGTCTTGTCAAACGCAAGTGGCAACATTGACGGTACGGTAGCGCAAAAAGTTATACCTAGCGGGGTGGTTGTAGGCACAACGGATACACAGACTCTTACAAATAAAACGTTGGCATCTCCAGCCATAACGGGTGGCACGATAAACAACACTCCAATCGGTGCAGCCACACCTTCAACTGGTTCTTTTACGACATTGACGGTTAATGGAGCCGCAATATCATCACCTTTTGGTCTTTTCAGAAAAGCCAACCCAGATGCGGTTGCGTTTACAAAAACAGGCAATGGCACAGCCACAACAGCTTCAGTAATCTATGTTGAAGTGAATGGCTCNNTTTTGACTATTGCAAGCAGCACTTCTATAACCATGCCTACCCTTGTGGCGGGCACAGATTATGCGATTTGGGTTAAACCTGACGGCTCTTTAGAGGCGACAAGCAACCACACTAGCCCGCCAGTGGCTAATGCTCGCAAGGTCGGTGGCTTTCATTACGCACCGGGCGGTAACGCTACTGGGATGTCTGGCGGCAACACCACTGCACAAATCAACGAGTACTCATTCTGGGACTTGAAGTTTCGTCCGTCTTGCTCTGACCCACGGGGCATGACCCTTGTTGCTGGTGGGTTCTGGGTTGATATTTATTTGACGGGTGTCGACGCAATTACCAATGGCTCATCCAAGTACAACGTCACGATGGCTGACGGCTCTAGCCCGCCTAAAGTTCCTACGATGTTTGGCGGCAATGGCTCGACAACCTACGGATCGTATACATGGTTTGAGGCGCAAGAGCTTGCTACTGCATTTGGCAAGCGCACCGTGACCCAGCTCGAGTTCATGGCAATGGCTTACGGCACGACTGAAGCATCGTCTGTCGGAACGGATCAAGTCAGCACCATCCTCAATGCGGCTTATACGTCCAAGTGGGGCGTGATTCAAGCAACGGGTGTTTTGTGGGTTTGGGGGCGTGATCGTGGTGGTCCATTTGCCGGAGCAAGCTGGAACGCCAATACAGAAGGGCGTGGCTCTGAGTACAACGCCCCCAATTCTGCGCGATTTGGCGGCCTCTGGCTCGACGGCTCGGTCTCCGGTTCCCGGTGCTCCCTTTGGAACGCCGCCGCCTCGAACTCGGGCGACACCATCGGGTCGCGCTTTGCCTGTGACCACCTGCAACTTGACTGAGGCGGCGAAAGCCGCCGGACTATATGCAACCAATAGACGAGGTTGGCAAGTGCTACGATCAAATGGCTATTGTGGAGAAGTACGAGAGGGTGATTGCCTATCTGTATCCAATCGCCCAATCAATGCCACGCAAGCACGGCGTAGCACGGGATATGTTTCTGCACTGTCTAATGGGTCAGCCAGACCTTTTGTTCCAAGCGGGCAAAAGCAACCAAGTATCCAAGATTTATACCGCAGATGCAGGTCTGGCGCACTTGCGGTTCTGGATGCGATTCCTTCAATCTATCCGATGCATGACTGTGCATCAACTTCAAACGGCGCAAGTCTTGGTCGCAGAAGTTGGGGCAATGTTAGGCAGTTGGATAAAGCGAAGGCAAAAGCAGGGGCAAGCTGGGTAAAAGCACTGCGCTATTTGGCGGCAACTGGAACAACGGCTCGAACTCCGGTTCACGATGCTCCAATTGGAACAACGCCGCATCGAACTCGAACAACAACATCGGGTCGCGCTTTGCCTGTGTCTGCATTGTTTTACCGATCCGTAAACGCCACGGCTTTATGGTCAGACCTATCCACATGTGGTCAGCCAGTTTTGTCCTCCCTCGGGAAATACACTTCAGGATTCGACAGAACGCAGAGTAGTGAAACATCGAAAAGCGAGGTCGATTTTATGGGCGCAAAACATCGCAACCTGATAGACAAAATTACTACGATTGAAAATTTGCAGGATGCTTACAGACGAACATCATGCGGCAAACGTATGTCGTATGGATACCTTGAGTTTAAAGAATATTCCCATGCCAATTTGTTGGCCATCCAAGCAGAACTGAAGGCGGGCGCATACAAAATCGGTGAGTATCGAAACTTCACCATCTATGAACCCAAAGCGCGTCTAATCTCAGCATTGGATTTTAAGGATCGCTTGGTGCAACACGCACTTTGTAATGTTATTGCACCGATTTTTGATCGTGCATTGTTGCCGTACACATTCGCTTGTCGTACAAGCATGGGCACACACGCGGGGGTGCGTCATGTGCAATCAATGCTGCGCCACACCAAGCACACTCATTTTTTAAAAACGGATTTCTCTAAGTTTTTTCCAAGCGTGAATCGGCAGAGGTTGCACGAAATGATTTTCAAAAAAATCAGGTGTGAGCAAACACTAAAGATTTTGCGCGAGATCATCCCAACTGAGGGTGTTGGTATCCCTATTGGAAGCCTAACCAGTCAATTATTTGCCAACGTTTATGGCAATCCCGTAGATCGTTTCATTCATTTCACGCTTGGGCATCGAAACTGGGCTAGATACATGGACGATATTGTTATTTTGGACAGCAACCCAAACCAACTGAGAGCGTCCTTCGAGCGAATACAGGAATTTTCTAAGGAAAATCTGGGCATGGGTATTAGCAAGTGGCAAGTCAGCCCAGTTACGCAAGGCATTAACTTTCTTGGTTATAGGATTTGGACGGGTCATAAGTTAATTCGCAAAGATTCAGTAACTAGGGCAAAAAGAAAAGTAAAAAAATTCATTCAGCACAAAAACTTTGATGCGCTGAAAAAGTTTACCGCAGCTTGGTCTGGCCATGCTAAGTGGGCTGATACAATGAACCTTTTTAATTGGATGGAAAAACACCATGCGATCAGCATCTAAAGTAGTTATTAACTCTCGCGAAGACTTGGACTCTATCCAAGGCACACCTGAATACGCGGAATTTATTGCCGCTTTAAAAGGTTCCATGACACGCAAACAAGACGTGCAAGTGTATCCAGAGGGCTACAACCAGCCTGACTATGAAGGTGAGAAACTAGAACCCATTTGGCAAGACGTTGAGGATTTATCAACCATTGAAAGGTTTGGTTTTAGTAAGACTGATTTTCAAAACCTCAACACACATTTGCCAGCAGACATAATTCAGTCTACCGAGGATTAAAAACTTAACAACTAAATATTCAACTAGTGTACAATCTAAGGATTATTATGTTTTGGATAATTATCTTGCCCATATTTTGTATTGGTTATTATTTTTTATTTGGTTTGCACAACGATTAAATAGGTGATTCATGGAAGAACAACGGTTAGCACGAATTGAGCATAAACTTGATAAATTAAGTGAGGCTGTTGTCTCTTTGGCTCGTATGGAAGAACGCATGATTACCCTATTTAATAGAATGGACGGATACGACATAAGACAATCCAATATTGAAGACAGGGTATCAGAGGTTGAAAAGATTACAGTTAGTCGTGGTGCTGTTTTCCGTTTAGTAGATAAACTTATTTGGATTGTTGTCGGTTTGGTGACAGCCGTTGTCATTGAGGGCTTTTTGAAGCGTTAGCAGAGAGGTTTTCATGGCAACAGAACTTGCCGATTATGAATTTATTGAGTTATGGAATCAATTAAAGTCTGCAACATTAATCAGCAAAAAATTGAATGTTAGTGTCCGCTACATTTATAATAAGCGAAGAAGAATCGAGAATAAATACAAAATTCGTTTAATAGCTGACAGCCTACAAGCAAAAGAATATTACGTTAGAGACTATATGTCTCGCATGGATGTTGATATTGATAACGCCACCATATTCGTCGCGTCAGACGCACATTATTGGCCAAATGAAATATCTGTTGCTCATGAAGCGTTTGTCAAACTTATTAAAAAACACAAGCCTGATATTGTGATTATGAACGGTGATGCAGTAGACGGTGCAAGCATTAGCAGATACCCAAAAGCATCTTGGTCAACAGTTAAAATGCCTACCGTAAAAGAGGAACTTGAAACGGTTGCAGAAAGACTATACGAGATTGAGAAGGTGGCAGGTTCAGCAAAGTGTATTTTTACGCTTGGCAATCACGATATGCGTTTTGAGTCGAAACTTGCTAACCTTGCACCTGAATACGAAGGCTTGCCAGGCTTTTCGCTTAAAGACCACTTCCCACGGTGGTTATTCTGTATGTCTGTAATGGTCAACCGCAATTTAATGATTAAGCATCGGTACAACAACGGTATTCACGGGGTTTATAACAATACTGTAAAAGCGGGAACGTCAATGGTCACTGGGCATCTACACCGTCTGCAAGCCATCATATTTAGTGACTATACTGGCACAAGGTGGGGCATTGATACAGGCACACTAGCGGAAGTAGACGGCGACCACATGGGCTACGGTGAAGATAATCCAAAAAATCATTGTTCAGGCTTTGCCGTATTGACTATTCGCAACGGTAGACTGATACAGCCTGAGTTTTGCGCTGTGTTAGATGGTATCGCTTATTTTCGAGGGCAAGCTGTATGAAACTTGTAGACGACTCAAAGAACTGGTCTAAGTGGTGGTCGNTNNGNNTNTCTATNATNGGTGGNACAATCTTAACTTTACTNAGAGGCTTTNCCNNATGCTNTCGCAACTGTTATCCAAACTCTCCCAGATTCCATTACGCAACAAGTCGGTGACGAAGTCCTTAGAATCATCGCCATTGTCTGCATCGTCGCCAGCCCCATCGCAAGGGTCATCAAACAGTTTCCTGACTCAGATAACAAAGCAGATCAAGAGTGACGAAGGTCTTGTACTTCATGCCTACGATGACTCGCTCGGCTATCTTACTATTGGCTATGGGCGTTTAATAGATCATCGCAAGGGTGGTGGCATTACCAAAGAAGAAGCTGAATATCTACTTGCTAACGACATTGAGCGCAAGCTAGAAGAATTAGAATCGCGTCTTCCTTGGGTTAAAAATTTAGATGACGTTCGCAAAGGCGTACTATTGAATATGGCTTTTCAGCTAGGCGTATCGGGTTTGATGGCTTTTAAAAACACATTAGCTAAGATTGAGACAGGCGACTACGAAGGCGCGTCGGTTAATATGCTCAAATCTAAATGGGCAACACAGACACCCAATCGCGCTCAACGTATGGCTGAACAAATGAGGTCTGGCAAATGGCAATAATCTGGCTGAAGTTTAAAGGTTACATAATCGCACTTGCAAGCGTTATAGCAAGCGTGGTTGCGATATATTGGGCAGGGCGTAGGCAAGGGTACAACTCTGCGGAAAATGATGCTAGAGAGGCTGATAATGCACAAGCAAGAAAGATCGAAGATGTTGCGGACAGAGTTCGCCGTAGTGATGGTAATAATGTTACTGCTATTGAGCGGTTGCGCGTTGCCCGTAAGCTCAGAGACCTCTAGGTCAATCTGTCGTGAGCTAGAGCGGGACTTACCAACTTACTCTGTCAAAGACACGCCAGAGACGCTAGAAGCGGGCGCACGGTTTATTGACATTTTTAATGCAATCTGTGGTGTGGCGAATCCCCGATAAAGCACGGTTTGTACACAGTTGAAAAGAAATAAAACTATTGAGTCGCTAAAGCTCAATATTCGCCACATTTAAAAAAGTATATCAGTCTTCTTGCTTTGGGTTTATTCGGTATTCATAATCTTCGTCCCAATCGGGGTATTCCTCATCGTGCCAATGTTTATCTACCTTGCTAAAGATTTGCACTCTGTACCCATCTGCCCATTTACAGATAAGATCGTGGTGTCGGTGTGGTATTAACATTTATGTTATCCTTTATAGGTCACGAGGCAAGCCTGCGGTGGGGGGGTTTTTTAGCCTGATAAGTTGCCTTAGCAATCAAGCTACGGTTTTGCTCTTGTATGAACCGCTTGTAATTCATGCGAAACATACGCTTTTTGATCGGATTAAAGCTCTGGTCATCAGTTTCTTTAAACATTGAATCGACTAAGTTTTTCTGAAAATAATCTTGGTCAATGTCTAAAAACTGAAGGTACAGACCCACGTCTTTACCGAGCAAGAATTTAAGCGCACCTCTAGCAACGGGTGAGAAGCGTTGATTTTTATTTGGTTGTACTAACGAATCTAAAATTGCTCTTGTCACAACCGCGCTCATTAAACCTTTATAACCTGTTATGCTGTCTAGCATTTCGCGCTCCTTTGCAAAGCCCGAATGGGTCATGTGCGGGTAAGGATTCAAAGTTATACGTCTTTACTTTGAATTCGTGATATTTTGAATAATGGGTGTCTATGTAAACATTTTTAAGCGCACCATCGCCCGATAGTTTTTCCATCAAAATGCGTTTTTCATTCATTAAGTTGGTCATGATTTTGTGAACTTGAGTTCTTTTTAAATCAAACCTTATCATCAAGTCTTTGGCTACACGGGGTGTTTGACAAAAGGACACAACTTCATTGTAATCAGTAGGCTCTTTACGCATGATAGAGTAGGTACATCATAGATACCGTCCATATAAAAATGATTGTTGGCAAAAGGAAAGTTAAGAATTTCATGGTTTTATCGGGTGCATATATCCGCCTCGTTCTTTAGGTTCGGAAGCGGTCTCTACTTCAATGAGTTTTTCTATGAAGTGCATGGCTTTGCGTAGATCGTCAACGCCTCCCTTTTTGCGCCACCTAGATAAGTACTTGACTGCTGACCCGTCTAAAAAACCAAGTTCCCAAGCTATGATAGCGTCCCAAGTTTGGACTTTTGTTTGGTAGTGTGAGCCACCGATTTGCTTATCGTTTGTCATATGTGCCTCAAATAAAGTTAGCTGCAATAACCGCTATAAACGCAATAAGTGCAATTAAATATGCAATAA